GTAAACAGGAATATAAGGTAAATCAGTTAAATTGTATCCTGAGTATCTAAATTTAGTTGCCCACTCGTCAGAAATGTAGTAACCTGGAATTCTTCCTCTGTAATCTTTTTCTCTAGCACGTAAAAAACTAAAATCGATATGATATACTTCTGCTATTTTAGTGCGTGCTTTGTTCCAAATAACCTCTAAAGCAAAACCTCCATACAATTTATAATCTTGAGCTACTTTTTTTAATAAGTCATTCCAAGATTCACCTGTTGAATTTGCAACATCTAAAACCCATTCTGGGTCAGCTGTTAATCCCTCACCAACAATTCCGTCCACAATAGCGTTTACACAGGTATTGTGGATAGAGCTGTTATTATATAACTCGATTAAGTCTTGAGGAAAAGCATTGTATTCACCAAATTTAACGTATTCTTTAGCGTCTTCTTGGATGTAAATTCTACTACCCACATCCTTGGTGATATTTGAAAATTTAATCTTATCCATTGTATGTTATGTAAGTACCATTCTCATTATCTGATACATAGTTAGTTATACTACTTTCGTTCGATCCTGAAACAAATGCTCTATCTGAATAAAGTAAATCAAGGAATGAAATTGCTGCACTACCTGTTAAATTTATCCATGTAGAAGAAGCTGCTGTCCATGTTGGAGAATAAGTTCCCCAAGTAATTGCTTCTACTGAACCTGTTGTTGTATATATTTCAACATCATATTGTCCACTAGGTGTAGGTACAACGCTTCCACTATTTTGTAATAATAGCCAATTTGTATAAGCAGTAGGAGAAGATAAAGCTGTAATAGCAAATGAACCGCTTGAACGGTCATAAGACTGAGAATATACAACTCTTAACTGATCGTAATATCCTGAACCTGTATTTACAGTATCAAGATAAACTGCATTTTTATTGGTCGCTTGGCTCTTATCAAATTGTAGCATAATATACAAAATATTAGGTTAGGGGCCACGCCGTAGCGCAACCCCTTTCCTAAATTAATTTATTTAGCTGCCTGCAGGAACTGTGATTCCTGAAACAACTGTATTCAAGCTTCCTGAAAGTTCGGAGCTCGGATTTGGTTCTTGACCTGTGAAGGTTAAGTTATAGCCGTTTAAGTCACCAAACGCAGTACCAGATTGTCCTGTTCCAGACAATAACTGCATACCTCTGTCTTCACCTAATAACCAGTAACGACCTACGCCATCAACTGTTCCGTTATTAGTTTCAACAATAATTTTAACGTTTGGATTCTGAGCTAATACTCTCACCTGGTTACGAGTAGCGCTTTGAAGTTTGAAGAATACCGCGTTTACTGTTTGCTCATAGAACACAGTACCGTTTTCAGGAGTAGCAGTGATAGCTTCACTGTAATCTGAAGTTTGACGGAATAATTCATACTTAAAGAACTCACCTGAACCACTAATCGCATCGATTAATCCCTCACTAGCTGTAGTTACAGTGTCGATAGAACCAGATAAGATGTAAAGGTTAGTAATACCACCGGTATTATCTCTACACCCTAGCGTAAATCCTGAAGTAATGTCACAAGTTGCCATAATTTATCTGGTTTTTTAAGGGTTAATATTAGGCGTTGTTAGAAACCCAGTACTCAGGGAACGCTACTTGTACACCAAGTTTCGTGCTGATTCTGTGTTTTAACTGATCAGTGTTGATATCGTACCAAAGTTGGAATTCTGAGAAATCCGACATTAAGTCAGTACCTGCTACAATTTGTTTAGCTGGTCCTAATACGATACGGTTAGTGTTGATACCTACAGTACCTACTACTTTAATGTTCTGGAATGGGTAAGCCATTTCAAGAATACCTCCTCTGTTGCTGATAGCAGCAGGATCGAAGTAGTAAGAGTTTGAAGTACGAACTTCAGATACGAACTGACGGAATTTACCTACGCTCATGAAGAAAGTAAGGTCATCACGGTCTGCTACGTCTGTGTTCAATGCTTCAATCATAGTATCCAAGTTAGCAAGAGATGCAGTAGTTGAACCTACGATCTGAGCTGAGTCAGTAATTGCTGATCCTGCTGAACCTGAAGATAATAATCTTAATAGACCATCTGATTCACAAGTTCCACCGAAGCTAGAAGCAGAACCAGATACTTGTTGCCATAGGAACTGGTCATTAGCTTTTTGAAATTTGTTTACCAATAGGTTAGAATAAGCATCTGCCATAGCGAAGGTTTCGTTGTACGAACCTGGCTCTAAGGCTGCGATACCTAAGTATTTTTTGTCCATATCCTTAAGACAGATACCGTCGAAAGAAGTACGTGGACAAACAGTAATGTTTCTTTGAGTGTAAGTTAAAGAACCTGATGCGTTTGAAACACAAGTACCGTTCTGGATGTAAAGGCTTACGTCCATAAGGTTAATAGGCTCTTGGTACTTAACACCCTCTTTTACGGTGATGTACTCCATTGTAGATCCACCGTATACTGCTTTAACGAGAAGTTCACCTGCAACTTCGTTGTTAAAGTTTGATAGTGCTGATACGTCTAAACTCATTTTAGTTTAAATTTAAATTATTTATTTTTTTTTAAAATTTGCCATCTCGGCAAGTGCTAATTTAATACGTTCTGCATTAGCGGCAGAATCTACGCTGAAAGTGTCGAATTTTGGTTTTACAGAAGACATTTCTGACTTAACGATAGTAGATTCAGCAGCCGGCAATGCTTCAATTGCGTCTACTTTAGCTTCTAGTTCAGCCATTTTTTCCTTCATTTTACCCATCTCCATTTCAACTGCATCGGCAATTTCTTTTACGATGTCTTCTAATGAAGCTTCAGATACAGCTTCTGCTACAGTTTCTTCAACTGCGTCAGCAACTACTTCCTCAACTACATCTTTAACAACGTCTTCAACTACGTCTGCGATCATTTCCTCTTCAGCCATCATTTCTTCCTTAGCTAATTCCTTTTCACCGTCTGCAGAAATGATTTCGGCGATTACTGAATTTTCAGTACGAATTTTCGTACCATCAGCCATTTCATGAGTGCCATCAGGGGCATCCATTTCTTGGCCTTCAGTAGTAACAACAGTTACTTTATCACCAACCTGAGGAGAATCACCAGGGAAACGAAGTACGAATGCTTTATTAACATCCTCTAATTCGCCAAATGCTTCTTCTACCACAGTTTCTTCCACTACAGTTTCTGGATTTGCTTCAGTAAGATTAAAATGACGCTTCACGAGTTCTCTTAATTCTGAACTGGTCATAATCTCGAAGTTTTTATATTAGTTAATAATATTTTTAGGTGCACTATGGCACCGCATAGATACATATGCAACAATGGGGCCTCGATAGTATTATTTTTGGTTCCAAATAGCGTAACATTGTGCTACAGCTTGGGCCCTATCTTTACCTTCATCTAATAATTCAGGAATACATCTTTCAATGAAATCTTCCTGTCTTTCGTATAATAATGGTTTTGGCATTTTATTTCTTTTTATATTGTTCTATAAATTTAGAAACTATAAATGCAGCTACACCTGCAATAGCACCAAATACTAATGTTGATACTATTTCTCCGTTTGATCCAGCTAGGTGTCCTAACATTACTGCACCTGCAAAGTATAAAATATTTTTCATATTATCTGTTTAAATGACTACCATCACATAGTCCGTTTGGATTATTTGTTTTACCACAGGCACATTGGCCATTTCTTCTACATTGGGTTTTAGACATAGCGTATTGCTCAAAGAATCCTTCTACTGAAAATCCTTTAACTAGTCCTGTTCTAACGTAATCGTTCCAAATTTTATTGTTATCGATTTTATACATTCCCATCCAAGTACCTTCAGGTAATTCAAATCCGTATTTTTTAGACTTATCAGTATCTTCATTTTCAATAAGCCACGATTCAACTAAATAAGCATCTTCTATTTTATTTGATGAGTTGTGTTCTATATTTACACTGTCAATTAATTTATCTTTCATCATTTTGTAAGATAATTTCTTAATTGTATCTGCTGTAAAATAAACGTAGTAATCATTACCATCCTCATCTTTACGTAAGATAAGTTTATTTGGTACCATAAGGGGTCCAATCAACATTTGTTGCTCGTCTAATGCTGCAAATGTTTCTCTATCTGCTTTACCTGTTTTAGTTTGTATTACAGGTCTATTTAAGGTAGTTCCGTCAAGGATTCGGTTTGAATTTGAAAGTGGTCTTTTATCGTTTGTAATAGTATTTTCTCGTTTATAGAATACTTCTTTCCAGTAGTGACGACAGTTGTAAGACCCTTTGTATCTAAAGATGTCGTATATTCCAAATTCTTCATTTGTACCTTGTATTGATAAGTTATTAATATCTTCTATTCTATAAACTTTATTTAACCTCATTACACGAGAACAGAATTTTCTATTTCTATTATCTACAGGTCC